TTATCTTCGGACAGGGGTTCGACTCCCCTCGGCTCCATTAGTAAAAACCCTGTACGTAATCTCAACATCGTATTGATCAATATCACGCGATGGCTGGATAACTACTCGGTCAACGAATTCCTGAAGAACTTGTTTCTTACCGGCTTCATCGTCGGAGAAGAGCAGGTTCTTTTTCGTTTCAATGACCTGGCGGATAAAGGCTTCATCAAGGAGTGATACCTGCTGCATCAGTTCTGCTCGTTGCAACTCATACTCCAGGACTTCTTTTCGCTGCTCAGCCTGCTTAATATTGTCAACAACCGATTTAATACCATTCCCTAAGGCTTCTATCCAGTTACTGATCTTAGCTGACAATGATGATATTTCACGTTTTATGGGCTCAATATCACTCAAGGACTGTTGCTTCTCTTGTTGATATAGTTCCTGCACACGTGCGACAATTTCCAAGATTCCCGACTCTGAGAAACAGCTATCCAATAGTCGACTTAATACCAGTTCTTCTATATCTTCCTTCCGAATGCTAGTATTTCCACATTTGTCCTGACACTTATAGTAGGTTAGAACTGTCCCCTGGCTGCTCTTTTTGTTGGTGTAAGAATTGCCCGAATATAATGCTCCGCAGCTGCCGCAATAGATTTTACCCGTCAGTAGATAGTTCACTTTGGCCTTCATCCTTCCCGGTTTCATTCTGCGCGCTTCAAGCTTCTGGTTCACCCGATCCCATTGCTCAGTAGTTATGATTGCGGGAACCGAATTCTCGTGCAAGATCCGATCTTCTTCAGGCTTCTTATTATTAGTATTCCGTTTGCCATCTTCATCTTTAGGAGCAGACACGTCATATGTGTAATCACCCTTATACTTCCGGTTATGACCCCACGTCGCAAAGCTGCTGCTAGTAAACTTTCTGCGATTGAGCGTACGAAAACCTTTGTCGTTTAGAATTTTAGCGATTTGATCATTAGATAAGTCAGCGTCAATGCCGTCAAAGTAAATCTGTACCGCCTCGCATGTTCTTTCATCGACTTCCAGGAGCCTGCTCTCAAGATTTATCTTTAACCCATAAGGTGGTCGACCTCCTGTGTGCTTACCTTCTTCCGCATTTTCTCTCATCCCTTTGCGTACCTCACGGGATAGATTGAGAGAGTAGTATTCAGCCATACCTTCCAATACAGATTCCAATATAACAGACTCCGGCGAACTGTCTAAGTGCTCTAAGACGGAGTCAACCCGTACGCCGTTTTTCTTTAGAATGCGTTTGTAGTGAGCCGAATCGTAGCGATTTCTTGCAAATCGGTCTAGCTTATGTACCACGACAACATCAAATAGCTTTTTGTGCGAGTCCTCTATCATACGCTGGAAATTAGGACGCTTGTCCGTTGTGGCAGATTTCTCTTCATCAGGGTATGTATTTACCAGAACATAGCCTTTTTGTAGGCAATAGGCTTCAATGGCGCGCATTTGGGCGACAATCGATTCTTCTCTCTGATTATCGGAGCTATATCGTGGATAGGCCACGGCTCGAATTAATTTTTTAGCAGATGCCATCATTGATAATCTCCTTTCAAGAACAACCTACTTATTGGTGCTTCGTTTCATTCTTAAGAATTGCTTAAATTGCTCCAGTTCTTCTAATTCTTTCGCAGTCCAATCTTCATCTTCGTGAATTGGTTTATTAATATTGTTTTTTTCTTCATGTCTTAAATATTCTAAGTAAGCTTTTATATCGCCTTTGTAGTATTGGGTGATAGCGTCTTCGTACATTTCATATTTAATTAAAAATTCCTGGACTGTCATCCCCAAGGAGCTGGTTATATGTTCTAGTAATTCAGAGGTTAATGGAATCTTATTATTTTCTATTTGAGAAAGCGATTCCTGTGAAATCTTAATTGCTGTAGATAAGTCTTCCAAGGATAGGTTTTGAGCTTCTCTTTCATCCTCGATATAAGAACCTAAATTATAGATGTGTCCCCAGCCAACCAGATCATCAATAGTCACTTTGAAATAACTGGCTACCTTTTGTAATTTTTCTAGGGACGGAGAACTCTTTATCCAATTATAAATTGTTCCGTTTCCAAACCCCAACTCTTTTTCTAACTTCGGAATTGTCATACCGTTTTTGCTACATAGATTTTTAATGTTATCAACTATTTCCACTTCATACACTCCTAAAATAGATAATAATCGGATAATAAACCGATAATAATCAAATATCGTATTGACCGACAGATTATAATCGGTTATTATTAACCCAACAGCTTAATTGATTGCAAAAAAGGCAGCAAAAAACCAGCAGGATGACCATCCCACGTTATAAAATCGTTCCCCAACGATGCTTGTTTGGTTTTGCCTTCTTAACGATAATAGATTATTTTCGGTCTATAGTCAACAATTAAGCTTATTTTTTACATTTTTTTACGAAGGAGGTTGTAATCATGTCGCATTATAGCGAGTTCGGAGCTGAAGCAAGAAAGGTCATGTTCCAGAAAAACATCAAGCTGAAAGACGTTGCTCAGGAGCTTGGAGTTTCTGTCACTTACGTTTCTGAGATCTTAAAAGGAACTCGCCCTGGAGATAAGCAAAAGCCTCTTATTGCCGACATGCTTGGCATGGAAAGAGAGGGTACCTATGAAGGCTAAGATTAATGCAACAATTAATTTTGTCCCACATGCTGACCCGCGGCGAGCAACAGACGTATGGGCGAATCTAATCGTAAAAGAGATTCTGAAGCTTGAGGGTGAATCGGCAGAGAAAGGAGTTACTAAATGACCATCAACGTTCAATCGGAACTGGCCGCAGCGCAGGCGCACCTAGAGCGCGCCATCCAGGGTCTGCTGCAACAGCGTGACATCAAGCATGTGACAGGACTCGGCCGGGCGAAGCACACCGTGCAGGAGACGCTGACACAGATCCAGCGCGAGGAGGCCGGCCATGTTAGCCACTTCAAAGTCGTCTGATCTGGAATTTGAAGCATTAGCCCACAAGCTTCGGCTTCGGCGGGATCGCTGGGCCATCGCAAACGGCCGTCTCATCGTAGCGGAGCCAGAATCTGCTATTTGGTGGCTGGAACGGGAGATTGCAGAAATGGAGTCGGTTCAATAACATTGCGGCTGATGCCTTGAGAGGAGGTGAGAAACCAATGACACAACCTGTAACGAAGCCATTGAGCTGGGGAATGGTCGCTGTAATGATTGATAATCCGGTATCTGGCAAGGAACTTCATCTGTTTGAGGCAGAAGGCACCATGTCCGGCGCCTATGTTCCTCCGAAGCAGATCAAGGTGGTGGAAGTTGAAAAGCTGCGGGACTTCCTAATTGAACAAATGCCGCCTGATGACTTTCTGGCCCTGCTGGCTACGCTGGAGAAGGCCGTAAACGAAAAAGACGATTCATCGGCTGCAACCGTCTGAATCGTCCACTTAACAAAATATTAGATGAGGTCAGTGTACCACTGGCCAGAAGGAGATGCAATATGAAATCTACTGGAATCGTTCGCCGCATTGATGAATTGGGCCGTGTCGTTATTCCTATGGAGCTGCGTCGCACGATGGCGATTGAAAATTTAGATCCACTTGAGATTTTCGTTGATGGCGACAAGATCGTCCTGAAGAAGTATAACCCCGGCTGCACCTTGTGTGGGAGCGTCGAAGAACTGAAACATTTGTCAAGTAAGCCGATCTGCACCGCCTGCATCACTGAAGTAATACACCTGCAGGGGAATGCGTAATGTTGGCCGTCCATAAGGTTCACCGCAAGCTGGCTGAAATAGTCGAAATGAACCTGGATATGAACGGAAACTTGCTTATTGGAAAAGTTGAGCTGCAGCTGATCCTGAAGCTACTTCGCGAGAACTACACACTGGTATACACATTGGATGGTCTGAAAGAGCTTGCCCTTCATGCTTACGAAATGGGTGACATGGATTGGCAGATGGATTTGTGCGCTCAAATCGAGGAACTTGAAACGCAAATGATTTAAATAAGATCTGTATTTATTTCATCCATATTATCTGAGGAGGAATCATTTTGAAGGGATTTAAGGTTTTTAACAAGGACTGGGCGTGCCGAGGATTTCAATATGTTGTTGGCCAAACGTTCACTCATGAAGGCCGCTTCGGCCTTTGTAACGCTGGACTTCACTTCTGCGCAAAATTGGAAGATTGCTTTGAGTACTACCCGTTCAACCCTGAAAACAAGGTCGCTGAAGTGGAAGCGCTTGGAGAAATCGAGAACGGCGATGATAAATCTGTTACCAATAAACTGGCCATTATCCGGGAGCTGACCTGGCAGGAAGTCCTGGACATGTTGAACACTGGGAAAGGAAATACAGGTCGTGGCAACAGCGGAGACGGCAACAGCGGAAACCGCAACAGCGGAGACGGCAACAGCGGAGACGGCAACAGCGGATACGGCAACAGCGGAAACCGCAACAGCGGAGACGGCAACAGCGGATACGGCAACAGCGGAAACCGCAACAGCGGAAACCGCAACAGCGGAAACCGCAACAGCGGATACGGCAACAGCGGAGACGGCAACAGCGGAGACGGCAACAGCGGATACGGCAACAGCGGAAACCGCAACAGCGGAAACTTTAATTCTACTGATTATTCTTCTGGTTCGTTCTGCTCTGAGGATCCGCCGTTCCTTCTGTTCAACAAGCCGAGCCCTATTACCCGCGATGAATTTAAATGGTCGGATGGTGCCCGGATCTGCCGCCGGCTGAAGCTTGTGGATGATGAAGGGGCGAAGATTGAATACAAAGCAGCCTGGACCGCGCTATGGGAGGAATTGTCCAATCCGGAGAAGATCACAGTTCAGTCGATTCCGAACTTTGACGCTGATGTATTCGAAGTGATCACAGGCATTCGGGTGTAACAATATCGCTTAATGGGCGGCCGCTGTGTCGCCCTTCACACACAAAGGAGGAACGTTCGTGATCAAAATTAGCAAGCTTGAAATTGAGAACGTGAAACGGGTCAAGGCCGTGAAAATCGAACCGAGCAGCGCGGGACTGACGGTTGTCGGCGGCAAGAACAACCAAGGGAAGACCAGCGTGCTGGACGCCATCGCCTGGGCGCTGGGCGGAAACAAATATCGACCTTCGCAAGCTTCGCGTGATGGTTCAGTGATTCCGCCGTACCTTCACCTGACCCTTTCCAACGGCTTGATCGTTGAGCGAAAGGGGAAGAACAGCGATTTGAAGGTAATGGACCCGAACGGCCAGAAGGGTGGGCAGATGCTCCTGGATAGCTTCGTGGAAGAGTTGGCGATTAATCTGCCGAAGTTCATGGGCTCCACCAACAAGGAAAAGGCCAATATCCTGCTGCAGATCATCGGCGTAGGCCAGCAGCTCCACGAGCTGGAAGCCAAGGAGCAGGAGGTATACAATCGCCGGCACACCATCGGCCAGATTGCGGACCAAAAGGCCAAGTTTGCCAAAGAGCAGACCTATTTCCCGGATGCGCCGAAAGAGCCGGTTTCCGCTTCAGAGCTGATTCAGCAGCAGCAGAGCATCCTGGCCCGAAATGGCGAGAATCAGCGTAAGCGGCAGCATGTGGCAGCTATTCACGCAGCATTCAGCCACCAAGGACAGGAAGTTGAACGGCTTGAACAACAATGGAAGGAAGCCAAGCTGAAATACAATCAATTAAAAAATGATTTAGAGATTGCCAATAAGGACGCAATCGACCTGCAGGATGAATCCACGGAGGAACTGCAAGCCAACATCCGACAGATTGACGAGATTAACCGCAAGGTCCGCGCTAACCTGGACAAGGACAAGGCAGAAACGGATGCCAGCGAGTACCGGCAGCAGTATGACGCGCTAAGTACCGAGATTAACGGTATTCGGCAGCAGAAGACGGACCTTCTAAATACTGCACCACTGCCGCTGCCAGGGCTATCCGTGGATGATGGGGAGCTGATCTACAACGGCCAACGCTGGGACAACATGAGCGGATCTGACCAGCTCAAGGTATCCACGGCCATTGTACGTAAGCTCAAGCCGGACTGTGGCTTTATCTTGCTTGATAAGCTGGAGCAGATGGACCTGGAGACGTTGCAGGAGTTTGGCCAGTGGCTGGAGCAGGAGGGCCTGCAAGCCATCGCCACCCGGGTTAGCACCGGCGAAGAGTGCAGCATCATTATCGAGGATGGTTATGTCTCCGGGCAGGAGGGCGTCACCCTACAGCCGCCACCTGGTGAAATCGACCCGGGGCCGACATGGACAGCGACGCCAGCAGCGAACACTTGGAAAGCGGGTGAGTTTTAATGCAGGTCATTACTGGTAAAGTTCAGAAGGCCAAGAAGGTCGTTATCTACGGACCGGAAGGGGTCGGCAAGTCTTCCTTGGCTGCTCAGTTTCCCCGTCCGATCTTTATTGATACCGAGGGCAGCACCACAGAAATGGATGTAGCCCGGCTGCCGAAACCGTCAAGCTGGGAAATGCTCAAGCAGCAGGTTAAATGGGTTTGGCAGGGTGGACAGTACGGAACGCTCATTATCGACACCATTGACTGGGCGGAAATGCTCTGCGTGGAAAGTGTCTGTTCTACACATGCCAAGAACGGTATTGAGGACTTCGGTTATGGTAAGGGTTATATTTTCGTCTCCGAAGAATTGGGCCGGATGCTAAACCTTCTCAGCGATGTTGTGGATGCCGGTATTCATGTTGTGCTGATTGCTCATGCTCAGATTGTTAAATTCGAGCAGCCGGATGAAATGGGAGCGTATGACCGCTACCAGTTGAAGCTTGGGCAGAAGACGGCCAGCCGGACGGCACCGCTGGTTAAAGAATGGGCGGATATGGTGCTATTCATCAATTACAAAACCTTCAGTGTGTCCACAGACAAGGAAGGTAAGAAGAACAAGGCCCAGGGCGGCGTTCGCACCGTATACGCCACGCACCACCCGGCGTGGGATGCCAAGAACCGTCATGGTCTGCCGGATGAGTTTCCGCTGGACTATGGGTATATTGCTCATATCTTCAACGGTCCGGCTCCCGCTCCCGCAGCGCCGCCTGCCGTCCAGCAGCAAGCAACCCCAACCGCTCCACCAGCCAGTCCGCCGCAATCACCGCCGCCCGTCGCCCCGCCGGTACAGCAATCGCCCCAGGCTCCCGCAGGCGGGCAGGGGTTGAACCCGGCTATTCCGCAGTCTTTGCGGGACCTCATGGTTCTGCACCAGGTCACGGAAGCCGAGCTTCAGCAGGCGGTGTTCCAGCGGAACTATTACCCGGTGGACACGCCAATCACCAACTATGACCCCGGCTTTATTGAAGGCGTGCTGGTAGCGGCCTGGTCAACAGTGCTGGCGATAGTTCAATCCAACCGGAACGCCGTTCCTTTCAATTAAAAAAAACTTCTAGGAGGACTTATACATGAGTGAACAAGAACGCGAATTAGGCTGGGACGAAACGATTGAGAAGGACGGCGGGGAATTTACCCTGCTGCCCCCAGGTGACTACGATTTCACGGTAACGAAATTTGACCGTGGGCGCTTCAGCGGTTCCGAAAAGATGCCGGCTTGCAATCAGGCCAAGCTGGAGCTGACCGTGCATTCGCCAGAGCATGGGGATGTAGTCGTTTTTCATAATCTGTTCCTGCATACCAAAACAGAGGGCCTACTTTCCAATTTCTTCGCCGGAATCGGTCAGAAGCGGAAGGGGGAAAAGGCGCAGATGAACTGGAATGCCGTGACAGGGCGTCGTGGTCGGCTCAAGCTAGAGATCAATAAGTTCCGGGGGCGGGACGGCGAAGAACGGACAAACAACCAGGTCAAGAGCTTCTATCCAGCGGACGAACAGCAGACCGCAGGGCAGGCTCCGCCTCCAGCCTACCAGCATCCGCAGTATCAGCAACCCCAGTATCAACAGCCCCAAACCAATCAGCCGCCGCCACAATATCAGCAGGCTCCGTTCCCGGATTCACCGCCGCCACAACGAGGTGGAAACTGGTCCAACGGGCAATTTTAAGGGGGATGTCCTATGGCTATGGAGCTTAGACCTTATCAAGAGGCATCCCGTCAATCAATTCAGGAGGAGTGGAGAAAGGGCGTCCGTCGGACGCTCCTGGTCCTCCCTACCGGCTGCGGCAAGACTATCGTATTTTCTAAGGTTATCGAAGACCGGGTGAAGCTGGGCGAGCGTGTGCTTGTCCTGGCGCACCGGGGGGAACTGCTGGACCAAGCTGCCGACAAGCTGGCCAAGTCTACCGGGCTGGGTTGTGCGACCGAGAAGGCCGAGCAGACTTCCATCGGGAGCTGGTTCCGGGTAGTGGTTGGCAGCGTGCAGACCATGATGCGGGATAAGCGCCTGCAGCAATTTGCCGCTGACCACTTTGATACGATCATCATCGACGAGGCGCACCATTGCCTGTCGGACAGCTATCAACGGGTCCTGGACTATTTCAAGGACGCGAATGTCCTGGGCGTCACAGCCACGCCGGACCGGGGCGACATGCGAAACCTGGGCAGCTACTTCGAGAGCCTGGCCTACGAATACACGCTGCCCAAGGCGATCAAAGAGGGATTCTTAAGTCCGATTAAGGCCATGACCATTCCGCTGAAACTGGACTTGTCCACAGTAGGTCAACAGGCTGGGGATTTCAAAAGCAGTGATCTGGGAACGGCACTGGACCCATATCTGGACTCTATCGCTGCTGAAATGTGGCGGGTGGCCAAGAACCGGAAAATCGTCGTATTCCTTCCGCTGGTGAAGACCAGCCAGAAATTCACTTCTATATTAAATGCGATTGGCTTCCGTGCTGCCGAAGTCAACGGCGACTCTCAAGATCGGGCAGAGATACTGGCCGATTATGATTCCGGTAAATACAACGTCTTATGCAATTCCATGCTGCTAACTGAAGGCTGGGATTGCCCCAGCGTGGATTGCATCGTCGTGCTTCGGCCGACCAAGGTCCGCAGCTTGTATAGTCAGATGGTTGGGCGCGGTACCCGGCTATTCCCCGGTAAGGAGGAGCTGCTGCTGTTGGATTTCCTATGGCACACGGAGCGGCACGAGCTTTGTCACCCTGCTCACCTGATTGCGGAGAATGAAGAGGTCGCCCAGGCTATGACCAAGCAGATCGAAGAATCCGGGCTGGCGTTGGATTTGGAAACTGTCGAGAAGCAGGCAGCTGAGGATGTCGTAGCTCAGCGTGAAGAGGCGCTGGCCAAGTTGCTGAATGAGATGAAGCGCAGGAAGGCGAAGCTGGTTGATCCGCTGCAGTTTGAAATGAGCATCCAAGCGGAGGACCTCTCCAGTTATGTTCCGTCCTTCGGTTGGGAAATGTCGCCGCCGAGTGAAGCACAGGTCAGAACGCTGGAGAAGCTGGGCATCCTGCCGGAAGCCATTGATAATGCCGGCAAGGCGACGAAGCTGCTGGAGAGACTGGAGAAACGGCGGTCCGAGAATTTGACCACGCCGAAGCAGATCCGTTTCCTGGAGAACAAAGGCTTCGAGCATGTGGGGACCTGGCCTTTTGATCAGGCAAAGAACTTGATTGACCGCATTGCAGCTAATGGCTGGCGGACACCTGCTGACATCAATCCTAAAGAGTACCGACCGGGGGAGTAGTGGACGCATACGGCGCAGGAAGGAGTTGGGGAAGTGACCACAGTATCACCATTGATCTGGTTCGGAGGGAAGGGGAAGCAGGCGGAACACATTATCTACAAGATGCCGGACCACAAGGTATACATTGAGCCATTTGGGGGGGCTGCACATGTCATTTCTCAAAAATCGAGAACACGCCATGAAGTATACAACGACATTGACGGCATCGTGGTGAATTTCATCCTCCAATCTATTGAGAATACAGAAGCACTCATTGAACGTTGCGCAGCCCTTCCTTACAGCAGAGAGTTATATGAGTGCTGGAGAAGAGAGGAACTACCTATGGACCCGTTAGAGAAAGCGGTCCGGTTCTTCTACCTCAATCGTTCTGCCATTTCCAAAGGCAATGCCGAAGAGGTGCCGAAAACAGGCTGGCGGCATAGCACAACATCAAGTCAAAATCCTGCGATGGGCTACGTGAACGCTTGTCAAAAGATAAGAGATTTTGCAGCGAGAATGCAGGGTGTGATGATCGAACGTTTGGATTTCCGGACGATTATTGAAAAATATGATTCTGAACAAGCCCTATTCTACGTGGATCCTCCTTACGTCGGGCGGGAAAAGTTCTATGCCGGAGGATTCAGCCAGAAGGATCACTATGAGCTTGGAGAGTTGCTTAATTCAATCAAAGGCAAAGCAATCGTCTCTTATTACGAGGATCCGATCATACAAGAAATCTACGGACACTGGAACATTGAGAAGCATGGGGCATTTAAGCAGGCTGTAGGTGGTCAAAATGTTGGCGGACAGGCGGAGGAATTACTGATTATGAACTATGCAACGACACAGATAAGTTTGTTCTGAAGATGCACATTCCGAAGATATAGCGAAGGAGAAGTGGCGGTATGAATGAGAAGCAGAAAGACCTTCTTCTGAAAATAATGAAGTTGCCAGTGGGGACTATCATCCGGAAGGGGAAAACGGAAAGGATACTATGTGGTTTAATGCCAGGAATGATTGTCTATAGAACAAAGCGTTCTAAAACAAAGTTTACTGCCTTAAATATCCTATCCTTCATCAAGTGGGCTGAAAAAGCAGAAATTCTGGAAGGTGAAGCGGATGGAACATAAATTGGATCTGGTTGCCCTTCTTGGCCATGTTGATCCGTCCTACCTAAGTTACCAGGAATGGGTCAATGTCGGCATGGCGCTGAAATACGAGGGCTACACGGCCAGCGATTGGGACGAGTGGAGCCGGCGGGACGGCGGGCGGTATCATCCCGGCGAGTGCTTCAAAAAGTGGACCACGTTCGAGGGTACCGGAAATCCGGTGACCGGGGCGACCATCACACAGATGGCCAAGGACAACGGCTGGCTGCCGCGCTCTGCTCATGACCGGGAACTGGATTGGGACGATGAGATTTCCGGCAGCTCCGGTGATTATGTCGTCGTGGACAAGAACTGGATTGAGGGTAAAGAGATCCATGAACCGGTTGAATGGAACCCTGTTCAGCAGATAACAACGTATTTGGGCGCTTTATTTGAAGCCTCCGAGAATGTGGGCTATGTGACAGAAGCCTGGCAGAGCGAGGATGGGAAATGGCTGCCGACCAAAGGGGCATGGGACCGGACGGCCGGAGAGCTGATCGAACTGCTGCATATGTGTGACGGGGATATCGGGCAAGTATTCGGGGATTACAAGCCGGAAGCGGGGGCATGGATTCGCTTCAACCCACTGGATGGAAAAGGCGTCAAGAATGAGAATGTGACGGAATTCCGGTATGCGTTGGTGGAATCCGACACGATGGACATTGAGAAACAGAATGCCGTTATGCGGGAGCTGGAGCTGCCGATCGCCGTCATGGTTTACAGCGGTGGTAAGAGCCTCCACGCCATTGTACGGGTCGATGCGGCTAATTACGATGAGTACCGCAAGCGGGTGGATTATCTGTACGACATCTGCAAGCGCAACGGGTTGGCCATCGATAAGCAAAACCGCAACCCTTCCCGGCTGTCACGGCTGCCGGGCGTGGAGCGGGCCGGCAAGAAGCAATTCATCGTGGACACGAACCTGGGCAAAGCGAGCTGGGCGGAATGGCATGAATGGATTGAGGGGATCAACGACGATCTGCCGGACCCGGAGAGCCTCACCGAATCCTGGGATAACATGCCGGCCCTTTCTCCTCCTTTAATAGAAGGAATGCTACGACAGGGGCACAAGATGCTCATGGCAGGGCCATCGAAGGCGGGGAAGAGCTTCGCCCTGATTGAGTTAAGCATTGCCATAGCCGAGGGTATCAAGTGGCTGGCCTGGCAATGTACCAAGGGCAAGGTGCTGTATGTCAATCTGGAGCTGGACCGGGCGAGTGCCCTGCACCGCTTCAAGGATGTGTATCAGGCGCTGGGGCTGCCGCCGAACAATATCGGCAATATCGACATTTGGAACCTTCGCGGAAAGTCGGTGCCCATGGATAAGCTGGCCCCGAAGCTGATCCGGCGTGCAGCCAAGAAGAACTATATCGCGGTCATAGTGGACCCGATTTACAAGGTGTTGACGGGTGACGAGAACAGCGCGGACCAGATGGCCCACTTCACGAACCAGTTTGACAAGATCGCTACCGAGCTGGGGGCTTCCGTGATTTACTGCCATCATCATTCCAAGGGGCAGCAGGGTGGCAAGAAGTCTATGGACCGGGCATCCGGCAGCGGCGTATTCGCTCGCGATCCAGACGCGCTGATTGATTTGGTGGAGCTGGAGGTTACAGAGGCCCTGCTGCTTCAAGAGGAGAACAAGGTTACCTGCAGCGTCTATCAGCGGTATATGGCCCAGTACAACCCGCAGTATCTGGCACAGTCCGTCTCCCAGGACGATGCGCTCAGCGCAAAGGCCATGGAGGATCATGCACGCAGGGCCATCTATAATACGCAGCAGGACGCCGCGCAGGCAGAAATCAAGCAGGCGCTGGAAGCAGTCCGCAATCGCTCTGCCTGGCGCGTAGAGGGCACGCTTCGTGAGTATGCCAAATTTGCCCCGGTCAATATGTGGTTCCAGTATCCGGTTCATCGGGTGGATGAGGTCGGCAGCCTGAAGGACATTGACCCGGAAGGCGAGTCTTCGCAGATGCCTTGGCAAAAGGCTACCGGTAAAAGGAAAGACAAGGCCAAGGCAGAGCGCCGGAGCAAGGCGGAGGAGTTTGAAGCTGCCGTAAACAACTGTAATTTTGGCGAACCTCCTACGGTATTAGATATCATCGAATGGTATGGTTCAACCGGAAAAGAGGTTGCCGAGCGCACCGTGAGAGATTGGGTAAAACGGTACGGCTACGAAATTGACCGTTCAAAGGGCTTCCGCATTGTCAAAAAGGAAGAAGAATAATCGCGGCGGTGATCATTGTTTTATGCTTGCCGCAAGTTGCGAAACATGGTTGTTGCAATCCTGCAAGAAGTTGCGGGGAATATGACACGTGTATGATTGCCGCAAGGTACGGCGGCGACCACTATATATAAATATATAAGGATAAGGGAAGGGGGTATAAAAATCCCCCTTCCCCCTCCCCTACATTTATCACCGCGAGAAAAACGGAAAAGTTAAAAAATGGAAGGTGATAACATGCCGACTGAATTCTTCATGCCAATGAAAAAACCGCCGACGATTACCCACCAGCAGAAGCAAGTAGCCGTGGTTAACGACAAACCGGTCTTCTACGAGCCGGAGGAGCTGAAGGCGGCGAGGGCGAAGCTCATGGCACATCTTGGACAGCATGTTCCTGTGCGTGCTTATGTTGGTCCGGTTCGCTTGTTGGTGAAATGGTGCTTCCCGCTGAAAGGCCAGCACCAGGACGGAGAGTACAAGACGACCCGGCCAGATATCGACAACAGTCAGAAGTTGCTGTTTGACTGTATGACGGATTTGAGATTCTGGAAAGATGACGCGCTGGTGGTGAGCTTGATTGCTGAAAAGTTTTGGGCGAAGCTGCCAGGCATTTATATCAAGATTGAGGAGCTGTAGCCCATGGACTACAAGGCACTGTTCTGGGATGTATTCCAGTGGACGCAGCAGGTCAACGATGCAGCCGCCCGACATGGGATGCAGAGCCCGGAGTTCTGGCAGTGGGTCGCTGACTCCGCCGGTGCGATCTGCCGAAAATATAACGACCACCGGCTGGCCATCAAGCAAATGGTCATGATGGTCGAATGGTTGGAAGAGGTCCTGGAGAAACAGCAGAGAGGGTGAGGGCATGATCTTGGTTTGCCTGGAATGCTCTGCTGACATGATAGAAATTGCGCCAGATAGATTCTGCTGTCCATGCTGCGGATGGGCGGCTGAGCAATTAACCATAAGCGGGGAGGATGATCCGGATGAGGAATGACCCGTACTTTCAAGATGTACCGTGGGATATTATCACGGACGATTGCGGTAAAGTAATCGGAGAGGTATTTCTGATTCTCCCTGATCCATCGGCAAGAAGGCTGCAGCAGAAGCGTGGAACAACAGCGAAGCGAGGTGAGAAGGATGGGCAACACACCCGTACCAAGCAGAGTTATTGAGTATAGCAGTACTGGTTCTGGCGGCGTTCGTGAGTATAAGCTGTCGCCAGAAGAGCTGGAGGAGATCCGGCAGAAGTATCCAGCGACGAAACGGGATAAGAATTTTGTAAAGCCGATCATACACAATACACCAGCCAAGGGGGAGACACGAATGGGTAAATTCACGCTGACGAAAGAGGAGTTTAAAGCCGCACGGGCAGACGGCAAGACTATCGCGCAGATTGCGAAGGAGCAGGATGTTGCCGAGGCCACGGTCTATAAGCATATGACTAAATGGACAGAGGAACCCAGTGAAACCCAATTGCTTCGCGAGAAGGAGGCGTTGCCAGTAGATCAGCAGGCGGGAGAGATCAAGCGGTTGAAGGCAGAAGTTGAGCACTGGAAAGCACAGGCGACCGAAGTGGTGACGCTTGCCGGCAAGGCTGCTGAGGAGACTATGGCTAAGATCGAACAGCTCCAGGCCGCGCGCCGGGGAGAAGCGGCTAAAAACGATGAGCTTCGGCTGGAGCTAGATCAGGCCGTTGCTGTACGGGAAACCGCCGAGCTTGATTTGGGGCTGGCTGAGACCCGATGCGACCAGTATGTGGAGACCATCGATCAGCTTGCGACGCAATGTGATGGGCTTCAAGAGGAGTTGAACCGCTTGATTACGGAGCGGGACGACCTGGTGGCCGAAGTGGATGACCTGCGAGACGACATTCGCCGGTTGCGAGAAATTCAAGCTGTATCAGCAGCGCCGCCCAGCGATGTTAATCTGCTGGACAGGGGCATTGCAGACCTGACACGGGCCAAGTGGATTCTGGACCGGCTTAATGCATAAATCTATTACAAAGGCGTAAAAACGAATTATAGGATATTATAATACGTAAATACGTCATAAGGAGGTCAGCCAGCATGACAGAACAACAGGCCATTGAGCAATTGAACAACTACCGGCAGAAGCAGGCCCGCATTCAGGCGCTTGGTACCTACAGCGTTGGCGGCGGGATTCAGATCAGCCGGCTGAGTGAAGAGGATCATCTGCAGCAGCTTCACCGTAGGCTGCGGGGGATGCCAACCTACATGTATTTGACAAAGAAGGAGCAGGCTCTGGAAGCTACGGCACATGCGTACCTGACGTTTTACCCGGCGGGCGTCCGGGCCCAACGGAGAAGCATTCCAGACATCGGAGCCTACCAGGAAGATGACAAACTGCTGCAGGAACTGCGGGAGAAAATTGCGAAGGTGATCGATGCCAGAGCCGGGTGCAAGTATGATCTGGACGAAGTGCTGGAGCGGCTGGCCGAGTTGCAGGATCTGCGGGCGGAGATCAAGCGGGTGGATGATCTGCTGGAAGCATTGGCTAAGTTTAAGCCGGAGTTATCCTTGCTGCTGAAGCTGCGGTACCAGGACGGGCTCACTACAGCACAAGTGGCAGCCCGGCTTCACATATCCGAAGCGACCTATCGCAGACGTAAGCGTAGAGCTATATCAGAGTTTCTTCAAATAAGTTGATCGGTAAGTGATCGGTGAATGATCGTTTTGAGCCTGTCAACCCATGCTATAATGCTATTGTGAGAGAATTATAAATATGGACAGGAGTCGCTTACGGGCGGCTCTTTTTGCGTTCAAAAATAGTTTGAGAGGATGTAAAAAGTGGATAGATATGCAAACCAACAGTGTCAAGCAGTCGGGATTTCAGTTGCGAAGGCGCCAGAAGAAGGCCTGATGGTTGTATTGGAGGATGGACTCCACAGTTCCCGCTGTGTTGAATCCTTACTGGCTGAGATTGAAGGTCGGCTATTTGGATCTAACCCTGCGCAAGATGGATCATGTGAGCCGATGGGTCCACAGAGTATCCATGACCAGGCATCCGCAATTAGCTACAGTACACGTCGCGCAGTGCAGTTGTGTGAATTGATTCTTGGACGCATGTAAACGAAAGGATGATGACCTATGGATTTTGGCGAAGCGATTAAGAAGTTGAAAGCTGGAGACAGAGTTGCCCGCGCTGGCTGGAACGGTAAGGGGATGTGGCTGGTGCTTATCATGCCTGGTAATGCAATGCATACGAGCAGACATGGCGGATTCCCGATGCAGCCCTGCATTGGCATGAAGACGGTAACCAATGACATGCAGCCGGGATGGTTGGCATCTCAGGCTGATATGCTTGCAGAAGATTGGGAGGTAGTAGAATGAGTAATCCGCAGATTGAAAACAACTTCAAGTACCATGCCCCGAAGCTTGGACAGCCGGAGATATACGAGGCAATCTGAGAAAAGGCGAAAGAGCTGGCCGAGCTGATTGACGAAAAGGTGCCGAATAGCCGGGAGAAGGCGCTGGCCATGACGAACCTGGAGCAGGCTGTCATGTGGGCTAATGCTGGCGTAGCGAGGAACTAGATCGGAGGGCTATAGATGCTGGAAGCGCTGAAGAAATCATATGAGTATCTGCCTCAGATTCGTGGAGAGCTTGATCGGCGGATCACGGTCAGTCAAAGTGAAGGCGTGATCGAGATTGTTCTCTATGTGAATGTTCATGGACAAGGAGCGGCAGTCTCTAAACGATTCGATCCGAGGCAGGTTGAAGTCTCTGGCGACTATGAACTTGAACAACTGTGTCACCGGATTGAGGAATATGTGGACAGCGAACCATTCATCGAAGGACTCGTGTATCCTTCATACACCAGGTCAAAATAAACCTGAGAGGAGCTGCTTGTGATGGCACTGACGGCCAGACACAAATTGTTTGTGAAAGAATACCTGGTCGATCTGAACGCCAAGCAGGCAGCGATCAGAGCCGGGTACAGCGCTAAGACGGCAGAACAGCAAGCTAGTCGTCTGTTAAGTAATGTTAAGGTGCAGGAAGCCATCAGAGCAGCACAGGATAAGCGTGCGGCCAAGGTCGAGATCACCGCCGAGATGGTCATGCAGCGCTGGTGGGATATCGCTACCGCTAATCCTAACGACCTGATCCACACGCGCCGCCTGGCCTGCCGGTACTGTCATGGCTTCGATCACAAGTACCAATGGCTGGATGATGCCGAGTTTGCGCAGGCTTATAAGCTGGCGCTGGACCATGCCGAAGCTGAAGCAAAGAAGCAGGATAGACCAATAGATGCGGTGCTGCCTTCTGAGGAAGGGGGCTATGGCTATGATCGGCTGGCTGATCCTCATCCCGCCTGCCCCAAGTGTCGCGGCGAAGGTCTGCTGGACCTGCATATCGAGGATACCCGCAAGCTGCAAGGCGGCGCTAAGCTGCTGTATGCTGGCATCAAGGAGTCCAAGTCTGGCATTGAGATCCAGATGCATGACCAGATGAAGGCGTTGGAGAACGTGGCCCGGCACCTTGGCATGTTTAAGGATAAGCTGGAGGTGTCCGGCACGCTGACGATCGAACAGCTGTTGGAACGCTTATGAGTGGACTTGAGAAGCTTCGGAGGCTTAAGGATGACTTTACTTACTATGCGCCCACACTCCTGAAGATCCGCACCAAGGAGGGCGAACTGAAGCCGCTGGAGCTTAACACGATGCAGCGGAAGATTGACGCCGCTATCGAGGCTCAGCTGGCCGTAGGCAAGCCCGTGCGGCTCATCATCCTGAAGTACCGGCAGGGCGGGGCATCGACATACACGGAAGGCCGTATCTTCCATGACACCAGCATGAACAAGCTGACCAACAGCCTGATAGTGGCGCATGAGGATAAGGCCAGCACCAACTTGTTCAACATGTCGAAGCTCTTCTATGATGAGCTGCCGGCAGAGCTGAGGCCGATGAAGAAGGCCAGTAACGCGCGAGAGCTCATCTTTGAGAACCCGACGCCGAATCTGGTTGAGAAACAGAAGAACCCGGGGCTGCGTAGCCGGATTGAGATTGCTTCAGCCAACAACATGGGTGCGGGCCGGTCCGCTACGATCCATAAGCTACATGCTTCAGAGGTGGCGTTCTGGCGGGATGCCAAGACGCTGATGCTGGGGCTTATGCAGGCGGTGCCGAATACACCGAATACGATGGTCATCCTGGAGAGCACAGCTAATGGGATCGGCGATTACTTTTACACCGAGTGGCAGCGGGCAGTCAGAGGCGAATCTGACTTTGTGCCGCTGTTTTTTGCGTGGTTCGAAGAGCCCGGATATGAGATGGATGTGCCGGACAACTTCCGGCCGACTGAAGCTGAGCTTAAGCTGATGAAGGATTATCCGGAGATCACGCATCGGAAGCTAGTCTGGCGCCGCTGGGCGATTGCAAATAACTGCGGCGGCGATGAGGAGCTATTCAAGCAGGAGTACCCTTCAGATGATATGGAGGCGTTCCTGGTGTCCGGCCGTCCCCGCTTCAATGTTCCAGTACTGCGGGATTACCTGCTGCAGTGTACACCTGGAACACGGGGCAACCTGGAAGGCATGGGAGACCGGGTACAGTTTGTGCCTGATGATAACGGATACCTTGAAGTGTGGAAACATCCTAACCGGCATCTGGACTACTACATCGGCGCGGATGTAGCAAAGGGGCTGATTACAGGTGACTATTCCGCGGCTCCGGTGTACAACAGCAAATATGAGCTCAGCGCATTATGGCATGGGCACATGGAAGTGGATCTGTATGCTGAGCAGCTTGCTTTACTAGGGCGCTGGTATGGCCAGGCGCTGATTGCCGTAGAGGAGAACAACCACGGGTTGTCCGTGCTGAATAAGCTCAAGCTTATCTATGATAACCTCTACTATCGGACGGATTATGACAAGCTGAACGATGAAGAGAAGAAGGAACTAGGCTGGTGGAGCAGCGAGCAGACGAAGCGCCTGGCGGTAGATAATATGGCCCGGCTGCTGCGAGAGAAGAAGCTCGACATCAAGTCCAAGCTGCTGATCTCCGAGTGTCTGACCTATGTAAGAGACGCCAAAGGGGCGACTAATGCGCAGGACGGATCCTATGATGATACGGTAATGGCCTCCGCGATCATTCTATATGTGATGGAGAGCTACAACATGGAGTTGCCGTCGATCAACTCCTATTCGACAGAAGCCGTGGACACCTCGCAGACGTTCGTGCAGCGCAATGGCCGCGATGTCCACATTAGCGAGATTGAGGATGCGCAGAACGATGATAGCAGCTGGTTCAGAAAGGCGGGATGGTAGTGCTATACACCTTAATATGTCTGCTTCTCCTTGCCGTTCTTGGCACAGGGGGTTTTTTTGCTGCTCACTATGTAGTCAGTTTGCAACTGGCCTATAAGGCGCTGCAGGCAGATCATGAGGATGCGAAGACATTCATCGGTGAGCAGGCCGAAGTGATCAATAGTTATGAGTTTGAGCGCAACGAGCTTCAGAAGCGCTTGGATTACCGCGCGCAGAAGACTTCAGAGGAGAATGGCTGGAGTCAATTTGACATGAACCGGTGAGGGGGTGAACGAATTGAAGGATATGACGATAGACATTATGGATCAGCGCAATGCCGCAGCAGATAGGCCGCAGCAGAGCCCTGAGAAGCAGGCACTGGCCAACCGAGTACAGACGCTATTCCGTGCGACCTATGAGTCCAAGGTACAGCTTGGGCTGCCATCGAAATGGCGGGAATGCGATAACTATAAGCAGGGCCGGCAGAATCCGAAGCAGTCGGAGGAACACCCTGGCAGTGTGACCAACATCATCCACCCTGCCATTGAGTCAATGATATCTGATCTGGTAGGCAGGCAGTTCAACACTTCCGCTAAGGGTTGGGAGCCATCGGACGATATGTATTCGGAGCAGACGCAGAACCTTATGGATTTTGTGCTGTATCGTAATAGGTTCGTGACAAAGGTCAATGTGAGTGAGCATGACCGGCTTGAGCTGGGTACCTGCATCATCAAAGTATGGTTTGACAGCGATGAGCTGGACGGACGGGGACTACCTACGTTTGAGCCGATTAGTCCGGCGAACTTCTTTATTGACCCGAAAGTGCCAGCCGCCCACCTGTTGCAAGATGGAGAGGTCGCGATCCATGCTGTCCCCAGGCCGCTAAGCTACTTCCGTAAGAAGTTTAAGCAGTGGGGTCAATACGTACAGCGAGAAACCAGCGTGCCCTATGATCCATCAGATACATTCGCTGAAGATAAGAGCGATGAGGTCAGCCCGGAAACATCCCAGCGGGCGCTGCTACTGGAATGCTATATGCGCGATGAGGAAGGAAAGCTATATTGCGTCCACGTTGCGAACAACCTGGTGCTGGAGGACAGCCGCGAGGTCCTGAAGGGTAAGAAGCTGCAGCGCCGTAACCGCTATCCATTCGTGATGATTCCCTGCTACCTGAAACGGGGGACCGCCTGGGGGACTAGTGATATTGAAATGATGATGCCTACACAGGACCTCATCAACGAGCTGGACGATCAGATCCGCATGAATGCGCGTTTGTCGGGCAATCCACAGATCGTGGTGGGCCAAGGCGCGGGTAAGGGATTCGACTTCCGGAAGTGGACGAATAAGCCGGGCCTTCGCATTCCGATGCGTGATCAGACTTCCTGGAACATCGTTCCTCCGCAAAATGTTTCTCGCGATGTGATTGAGCGCCGAGCTAAGGCGTTCCAGGAGGCAGATATGATCAGCGGCCGGCCAGACGTTAACCGTGGGGAGAGCCCCGGACAGGTGACAGCTGCATCAGCAATTATTGCATTGCAGCAGGCTGGACAGAAAGGTGTCGTCCATAAGTCCAAGATGTTCAAAGAGGGCTGGGCTGATGTTATGGAACTGCTGTATGACGAGATCCTGGAGAACTGGGATGATGAAATGTGGATTCGGATCGACGGTGAGACTCCAGATTATCAATTCGTCAATCCGGCTAATCTCAAAAATGTTCCGCGTATGGTGGCCAACGATATCGAAGGCGAAGACAGCATGAAGCCGCTGACCGATGTTGAGTACGGCGAAGAAGGCCTACCTCTCAGCGAGAAGCCGATGACACGGGAGGCTATGTTCGATTTCCAGTTAAATATTGGGGACGGATTGCCGAGCGATAAGGCGTTCATTTACCAGACACTGCTGGATCTGACCAAAGTCAGCTACCAGGACGGCCCGGCCGTTACCCGAGCAGAGTTGAGAAATTACCTGAGAAATCAGTTGGGGCTTCCGATCGAGGATGATTCGCAGGCAGCGGAACAACTTGCGCCTCCTCAAGCAGCTCCTGCGGCTATGCCGTCAGCGATTCCACCCGAACTCCTTGCGCTGCTACAGCAGGCCCAGCAGATGCCACAGGGCGTACCACAAGAGCAGCCGCAAGCGATGCCTGTTGCGGTACCGGGAGGGTTGCCAGTATGAGTAGCCGTGAGATGACACCGCAAGAAGAGAAATATATGTACCATCTGCTGAAGAGCGATCCCCTGATAGGTAGCTATATCCGCAGCCAATTAGGTAACCAGAATGCGCTGCTAGACCTGCCAGTATGCCCACGGTGTGAACGGCCGTCCCTGTATCACCAGAATGGAGCGATCTGCCCAACCTGCGGGACCTTTGCGCTGAAGGAGAAGACGCACAAGGTCAGGCAGCACATCAAGCAGGGGTACTACCGATGAAAGCCAAGCTGAGCCAGGATAATCTGCTGACTTTTTTTGGAGTAGTCACCCATTGTGACAAAAAGCATTTAATCCCTGAGCAAGCCCTGAAAGATTTCAACGAGATTACTTGTTCCGTTTGTGACGAGCCTGTCGCTATTAAAGGTACGAATGAACTCTGGTACATCGTAGGAGATCGATTATTCCCGTGAAGGTGGTGAGGACATGGACAAGAAGAGCGGTAACTGCTCCACTACTACCCAGAAGGGCGCCGAGCCCAGTCGTACGATCGGCTACAAGGACAGCTACAAGATAACCGGCAAAGCTGAATCAGGCAAAGCCAGCAAATAAGCAGGCCGACTCCAGTCGTGGGGCGGCCTTTTCTATATGTGCGCGATTGGCGCTGACCAGGTGAACAGTACCTATGGGCATGATACGGGTTCCGATGCCGGGAACCACACAAGGAGGATACAATTATGGATTTGCAAGCATGGCGAGATCAGCAAAAATCGGGCATACCCGCCGAGGCGGACGTACAGGATGCCGCTGTACAACAGGAAGAAGTCGAAGATCTGGAAGCAGAGGAAGCTGAAGAGGAAATCATTGATTTGGATGATGAATCGGAAGCTGATGCCGAGGATGATTCTGCGGTTGAGGTCCAGGACGAAGAGCAAGAGCTGCCAGAAGCACAGAAGACGGCCTTCCAGAAGGCGCTTGAGCGTGAGAAGCGCAAAATGAAGGAAGAGCAGGATGCCATGCGTTCTGAGCTGGAGCAGCAGTATAACCCGTATAAAACCTTCTTCGATCAATTAGGCATTCAGGATCCTTCGATTGCGTTGAAGGCGATTGAGGATAACCGGTTACGGAAGCAGGCAGAGCAACTGGCTGATGATCAGGGATGGACCGATGATCAAGCGTACCAATATCTCCGGCAGCGGCAGGAACAGCACCGGCTCAGCGAAGAATTACAGGACCTGAGGGTGGCGAACCAGATCAATGAGCTTGCCGACAATCCGGATTATGCAGGGATCAAGGGCATGAAGGAGCAGATCAAAGGCAAGATTGCAGCTTCAGGAGGCGCTCTGAGTGCTGAAGAGGCTTACTGGGCTTTAGGAGGCAAGGAAAGAGCTGCTCAGCTTAAACGCGAGACGGCTCAACGTGAGATCGCGAAGCGGTCCGCAGCCAAGCGTACGGTACAGACAGATACTTCGGCAGTGCCTTCCGGAGACAAACCACTGCCGGCAGAAATCAGACAAGCTGCAAAGGCTGCGGGGATATCCGAAAAGGAAGCGCGCCGGTTGGTGGATATGCCGAACGACCTGGAAGGATACCGTAAATGGAAAAAACAAGGGAGGGCTTAAGCCATGGCAAGATTTATTGAGATGATCGACGGCCGTAACCAGGCCGTGGTCAAATATTTCAACGTAGGAGCCAGCCAAACGATTAATGAGGGCGATCTGGTTCAGATCGACGCAACCAGCCGCAAAATCGTGGTAGGGGTTGCAGCATCCACTACGCTTGTCGGAATCGCTAACCGTAGTATCACGACCGGAGCATCGCCGACAGCAAAGGACAATATCGGTGTGACATTGCTTAAAAATGCAGTCGTCAGGTTGCCATATGTGGGCTCCACCAAGACTTCTTTGGCCGAAACAGATCTGTACAGCACCAAGTTTGACCTGTCGGACAAGGTATCGATTAACCTGGATGATACGACCGGCGGCATGTGCCAGGTTCTGGCGTACGACAATACTAAAAAAACAGCTGACGTGCTTGTAACCACGTTGGCATTTTAAGGGAGGGCTAACCAATGCCGATGAATACCGGACAATTTAACAATCTCTATACCCGCAAAATTGACGAGTCCTTCTTTGAAGGCTGGGATGAGGAGCCGGAACAATGGTCCCGGATCGCTAATAACAAGAAGGGTGACAGCAATAACCGCACCACGCAGATCATTGCCGGCGCAAGTGCTTGGCAGTCCAAGAAAGAGCTGGAGAATGCCAAGGAGCAGCGATTCAAGCTCGGACCGCTGATCGTTACCGAATATGAACCGTTCGGTGTGGAAGTCGTCATGTCGCGCGAGCAGATCGATGATGAGAAGTATGGTGAAGTGGCCGACATGGCTAAGGACCACGGTCACGCTGGCCGGGAAACGGTGGAGCAGAACTTCGGCAGCTTCTTGAATCAACTGTACGACAGTACCTTCTATGATGGCAAAGCGATTTTTGCTGATGATCACCCGAACTATGGGGACGGCGCCGGCACACAGGACAACAAGATTACAACCGCTTTGTCAGATGCAGCCCTGAAGGATGCCATTATCCTGTTCCGCAAGCAGCGCGATGAAGGCGGAAAGAAGATCTCTTCCCTGGCGAAGAAGCTGGTTGTTCCTACAGCGCTTCAATTTACGGCTGCTACCATTCTTCAGTCCGCGCTCATCGCGGGCAGTAACAACAATGACAAGAACGTGCTGCCTGACATGGAGCTCGTTGTCAATGACTTCTGGAATACCAGCACGCGCTGGTTCATCATGGGTAACCGTCATAAGATCAACCACATCTGGCGTGTAATGCCTGAATTCAAGAAGAAGGCCATGATGGAGGATAACGGATCTCAGAAGTGGCTGGGTTATTTCCGTGAAGCCAATGAGGCAACTAACTGGCGTCACCTGGTCGGATCGGATCCGGCTTAATTTGTAAAGATGAGAGAGGGGCTGCGGCTCCTCTTCTTTTAATTAGGATGGTGAGGCGGATGAATCATTTTAACGGAGTCACTCCGGAAGAACGGTATAAGAACGAGCAAATGGAACATCTGAGAAAACAAACCAAGCTGCTTGAACAGATTGCGCAACTGCTCAAGCCAACAGCTCAAGCTAAAGGTGGTGTGGAAATTGCGAAAGGCGACCGAAATAGTCAGCGCCGCAATGGCGGAGAAGATAACCCTGATCGGAAATGAAGGGTTCCACATTCACGCACCCGTTACCAGCAGCACAAACGGGTTCATGATAAAAACGGATAAGGCGTTCCTGGATGCCAGCACGGCCGCTAAAACACCAAGTACATTGATGGAGCGTGACTCCAACGGGCAGGCAAAGGTCTCCGCTCCTACTGACCCTGAGCATATTGCCCGTAAGCAGGATGTTGATAACCTGATCATCACGACAGGCAAAATTGCTCCGGGAGCCGTCACACCGATCGAGATGGCAGCTGCTTCTCTTAATGCCGCCAATCATACTTACTCTGGTTCTGTGGAGTTTGCCAGTAATGTTAAGCAAGCTATCGATCTAACGAAGCAAAGAGTGGACAACATTGTCGCTGGAGCAGGTGCCAGCAATACAGAAATCATTGACGCTCGGCAGCCAGCTACAGGCACTGCATTCCCAATTTTACGCGATCGTCTGAATAACACTGATGCGCAGTTGGCGGATATTGCGATCAACGTCAGTACTTTCGGAGCTGTGGGAGATGGCGTGGCGGACGATACCGCCGCAATTCAAGCAGCTATCGACTATGTATTTGTCCAAGGCGGCGGGGTTGTTATTTTCGGGGCAAAAACGTACAAATTTAGCACTCTATATCTTAAAAGTAAAGTGGCGTTAGAGGGCAGAGGTGGAAAATCAACTGTCCTCCGATCGAGCAACACAGGTACAGCGGTATTCATTCAGGGGACGCCTACAACGCCCAACGAATGGATATCCATCTCAGGCATGGTTATACAAGCAACCAGTGTAACTAATGCACCCGTAATATATATGGATGCCGCCTACTATATCGAGTTTACAGATGTCAATGTCTTTGGAAACAATACGACTACTCAGCCGGGAAGTATTGGTATACACATTAGAGGATCGGACACGGGGTACTATGGCACCTTCACACGTTCGCAATTCGCATGGTTTGAAAAAGGCGTGAAGTTAGAATCTTCCGCAAATGCCCACAGAATACTCAGTTCGTGGTTTTATGAGTGTACTACGTGTATTGAGATTATTGACTCCAACGGAATTTTAATTCAAGGAAACACGTTTCAAGACTTTTTCACAAAAGGTATCTCTCTATCGGATACGGGCGGCGGGAAGACCCGAGGCAATATGATAGCTGGTAACTATTTTGAATATAAATTTGGTTCCCCCACTATCGTGTGCGCCGTTGAAATTGCAACAGCGACTACTCGGACGACAATGTTTTACGGTAACAACTACACCAATTTTAGACCGTCACATCCTGAAGTAATTGATAATGGCGTATTCACAAGCCGGCTAGAGTTTAGCGGAACATCTTATTATGAAACATTAAAGATTGCAAATTTCATGATACCTCCAACGTTTGCAGAATCATCTAAACCGATTGTGGATGCTGCATTCCGGGGCGGCATTGCATTGACTACGGAAGCGAGTAAACAAGATAAAATTCGAGCAGTGGTACGTGATAGAAATGGAGTAATGCAATGGGTAGAGATTCCGTACTTTGTTAGTGGGGCTTTGACTATGCCAGATAATGCATCCATTCAGAACGGGGCGATTTATCAATATAATGATGGGTTTATCTTACTTGGCACTCAAGTTAACGCGCAGCAGCGTGCATTAAATTATGACACTGGATTTAAAATGACGCGGTTCCATGATGGAGTTGACTGGAGATATCTACAGGGAATTCGTGCTGGAACAACTGCGAATAGGCCAACAATACGACCTCAAGGTATGGAGTATTTCGATACTTCGTTGAACAAACCGATTTGGTGGAATGGTACAGTCTGGGTTGACGCTACAGGAACGACAGTTTAGGAGGGGTTAATATGGCATTGGTTATGGCGATTACCACTGAGCACGGCATTGAATTACCAGAGGCTTATGCTCGAATTGATGAGCAAAGCGGGAACAAAGTAGAGGTTACTATGAGATTGCGATTTTATGCTTCGAAAGCGTCCGCGCAGGAGGGTAAGGCGTGGATAGAAGAAAAGGTAATTTCGTATACACCGTCCGTTGATGATGGAGCTGATAATTTCATAAAACAGGGGTATGAGTATCTAAAAACCTTGGTTGAATATGTAGCGGCTGTAGATGATATCGAATAAATAATATCCACGCTTGGATAAGATTAGGTAAAAAGTTATTGTTTCATCCTCCGTTTTGCGTTACATTTATTGAGATGTTCAGTAAAGCAACGGGGGTTTGATATGGAAGTAGGAAGTCAGGAAAGATTAGCTATTACTATAGGAATAGCATTAATTGTGCTTGTCCTTGTGTCAATCAACTATGTACGTAGGAAGACTCAACTCTTTACTGTGTTCAATCTGGCGAGCGCGTTCTATGCTCTTGTATATGGTGTTATTCCGATTTATTATCTGTTTAATTTGGAATCTGCACCGCTGAAGATCGGTGCAGCGTACCGCACAAATACCCAGTTTCAAATTATGTTGTTGGCGCTGTTTGGGTACGTTATACTGATTGCCGGTTATTTTATCGGACAGCGTTCAGGTAAAAAGGATAAGCTGACGATAAGCGAACCAGTGCCCTATCGCAAATATGAACGATGGGCGCTATTAGCATTCCTTGCTGGACTTTTTGGTGTATATATCGAAGTAAGTCTACAGGGCGGTATTGCGAATACAATAAATTCTATTGAGTCAGTTCGGTCATTCAGTGACTCAGCTGTAAAGTCTGGGACAAGCAACCCGTTGGTATTCTTCCGCATGTTTAAGCCCTTCATGATGTTCTCATTTTATGTGTACTACTTCTTGTCTCGTAACTCGGGAAGCGTAAAACATAAAGCGATGACATTTATCACCTTTATTTTATCTGCTTACGTGACGTTCATTGGTGGCGGCAGAACGCACATTATTATTTTTTTAGTAACTGTGCTCATCGGTGTATTTATGAGTCGAAAGAAAATCCGCCGCAACCGCATTGTACGTCCAGAAAAGCAATTCTTCATGTTTCTACTGTTTGGGTTGATAGGGGTATTAAGCCTTATTATGCTTGATCCAATCTTTGCGTATCTAACGTACGGCAGGGAATTGAATTTTTCGGATTCCTCAAGCATTGAAAGTCTTATGAATCAATTTAGCTTCCCACAGTATAATTTGCTCTATGTAATGTCTCATACATTCCCGTTCCGGTATGGGCAGGACTTTTACTTGTGGGCGTTAAGTATACTGCCGTCATTTTTAACAAGCAAGGTAGGAATTAGTGAGGGCATCCCGCTCTATCAATACAACACAATTCTACAGAATAACTCGATGCTCGGTGGAGGTATTCCAGATGATATTTTAACCTTTGGGTTTTATCAATTCGGGATTGCGGGTGTCATGGTTACTATGGTCTTGTTCGGATTCCTCGTTAGTAAAGCAGACAGTCTCATGATTCACTATAGAAGTAATGCTGTTATGGCTCCGGTGGTAGCGAGGGTTATGATATATCTGGGCATGATTGTGATGTATGCGGATCTAGAAGGCACCTTCCGTTTAAGATACGATGTAATTCTGTTGCTCATATTGCTTGCGGATATCAGAAAATATAATTCTGTAGTAGAGAAACGTGAAGAATCTAATGAAACGATAAACTTAAACCCTGTTTTTAATAAAACACGAATCGGTTAAGTACAGTTGGACCCTACTGCGCACTAACCTAACGCCTGCGAAGGCGTTTTTATTATGCCTGAAAGGAGGCGATGAGAGACGTGGCAACCTATACAGAGCTACTAACTGATATCAAAACCAGGTACCGGCATTCCTTCACGGATGCTCAGGTTCTGGTATGGCTGAACGAATCCATGCTTGAGATTTATGACACGATCGAGCTGGATTCCATTCCTTATCTGATGCAGACCTCTTATGAGGAACACTTTTATAATCTGCCGGCGAATCTGGATGTTACCAAGATCAAGACGGTTACCTACCGGGTCAACGAGGATAATGTTTTCGATGAGCTACCCTTTGTAAGGGTGGATGACATGCAATTCGCCAATCGTGATGAGCTTTGGTACAGCATTGTCAGTCAGATGTTTTATATCAATGTGCCTGGTGGAGTCGTTGATAATATTCCGGTGTTCATCTTCTGTGATGACTTCTTCGACCTAATCACGACAGCTAACCTGAGCGATGCTCTTACCCTTCCTGTGAAGTATCATGAGGTGCTAAAGCTCGGAGTGCTTGAGCGGATCGCTGGAGCGCGGAAGGATGTAGTCATGAAGAATAACTACTTCGTGGACCGTGAGCAGCGGATGAGCGATTATGTGTGGGCGTCAAAGCTGGCTGAACCGGAATGGACCAGTGTGGCGGACGCAATGCCTAAAGTATCGAGGAGCTGGTGATATGGCACAATGGCAGGCATTACCCGGGGCTAAGTCGCCTCGTCAAGCAAATACGTTCGCGGATGGCTTTGATGGAGACAACAACGCTTTTTTTGTGTCCCTGAACGCCTATGTATCCGGCTATGGTTGGGATTTCGACAAGCACCCGGCTCTGGCCACGCGGAAAGGGCGCACCACTTACGGATCTGCAGGAAGCGGACAGACGCGGCTTTTGACCAACTTCGGCATCACTCATCTAGTTCGCGCTGTAGGGGCTCAGTTCTCCTACTGGAACGGATCAGACTGGGCAGCCATCGCCGGCACGTTCACGGATACAGATTGGGACTCTACCAACTTTGACATTAATGGGCCAGCGCTAATCCTGACGAACGGTGTGGAGACTCCGCAATATTGGAACGGCTCCGCGCTGGCAGCGTTAACCGGTACGCCTCCCGTAGGCAAGTACATTGCCTCAGATAACCGGCGCGTCTACATTGCTGTAAATGACGAGGTTCATTACTGTGCCTTCCAGAATGCCCTTGATTGGACCAGCGCCGAGAACTCCGGAATCGTGGAGTACTATACGCCGAACGGCGGGAACATCACCGGCATGCGAGCCTTCGAGGGGAACATATGGGTGTTTAAAAAGGATGCCTATTGTCTCATCTTCCATACAGGCGACAGTAGAGCCACTCACAGGCTGGTAGAGGGTTCCAATGACATTGGGTGCCTTAGCTTTAAGACGATCGCAGAAGTCGGCCCGTACCTGATGTGGCTCGGCCAGAATGGGGTATATCTTGGAGCTGGTGGAGCTGCCCGAGAGATTGGGGAGCCGGTCCGTAATATTCTGCAGACGATTAACCCTGCTGCCGTGGATGCCGCGTGTGCCTGGACAGATGGGCGGATGTATTATCTGTGCATTCCGACGGGAGGGAATACGACTCCAGATACAGAGCTGGTCTACTCCTCTGAATATAAAAAGTGGCATATCCGCAGTATCTCCCTTGGCGGTATGCGCTACGGTACGCAGCTCAACAACGTTTCATATGGGGGCTGGTCATCTGGACAGGTTTACAAGCTAAATGACGGAACCACGGATGCCGGTGCTGCAATTCCTTACCGCGTGACTAGCCGTCCGTATGATGAGGGGTTCAAGGAAGCGGAGAAGGAATACTACCAGATGAAGCTTCAGGGGTTCCTGGGTGCTGGCGCTGCTCTCACGGTTAGTATCAGTACTGAGGATCGCGGAGAGAGCTTCACCGTTCTGGATACGATGGCAGCCGGCACCGTGACCCAGAGTAAGGATGTCATTGTTCCGATGGACACGGTGCCGCTGACTCACTGGATGCGTTATAGGCTGGAAGGAACCGGATGCATCGAAATCAACGAAGTACAGCGGTATGCCAGAGTGCAGCCGGTACAAGAATAGGAGGATTCATATGGAACTTAACGAGGATCAGAAAAAAGCAATGGTGCAGCAGCGCCTGGATCAATACAAGCAGCAGCTGTTCGCTCTGCAGCTGGACCGTGCGGCGCTCTTGGCCAACGATGATACACAGGGAGTAGAAAGTACGGAACAGCGTATCGCGGCCATACAGAAGGCATACGCTGCCGTAGAGGGGATGGCGTAAATGCCGATTCCAACGCTCACAGGGTTACCGCCGGCCCCGACCTTTCAGGACATCGTTGATCGGTTGAATAAAGTGGTGCGGGAAACCAACAACATGCTGCTGAATCTGGACAGCCTGAACGTTGTCTCCCTTACGGCAGATCACATCGATGCAGGGACGATTGATGCCAATGTCGTGACGATCCGGTCTGATCTGACGGCGGGCGCTTATGTCCAGATCGACGGGAACGGACTTGTCATCAACGACGGCAGCCGGAACACCTTCCGGGCAGATATCACTGGACAAGTCACCATGACAGGGGCGACAATCGTCAACAACCTCGTTAGTGGGGCCTATACGAATATCAGTGATACCGGCATTACGATTAATGACGGGACCGTGGACACGTTCAGGGCCGATGTGACAGGTCAGGTAACGATGACCGGCGCGCTGATTCGGAGCAGGCTGGGGTACCCGGCGATAGTCATGAATCCCAGCGGGGATTTGGTAGGAGCTTATGTCTCCCCAACAAGCTTTTTAACTATCAATGCGGTGGGATCAGGATCAGGTTCACCGCAGTTTAATCTCCAATCTCCGTCTGGATATATGTTTCTCTATCAAAGTGGTTCGGCTACGAATATGAAAAGCGGCGGCGACATGCGACTTGACGCTGTTGGGGATTTGGAGCTAAACCTTGCAGGCAATACTTTAGTTCCATTTTCCCAAATGGAAGACTTCATATCAGGTGTGTCGTTGCAGACAATGCTAAATGAAAAAGCAACGTCTGGGATATCAACGAGTCTTTCAGGTTCTGCAAATGGGGGGATCGCACCGGGGACTGCTCTAATGGTAAGCGGCGGCGGAACTGTAACCTGGCTCGGTATACCAAGCCATTCCCATGCTCAGAATTAAATGCTATACTTATCCCAAAATATAGCATTGAGGTGCGATCATGAAAAAGATAGGATTGCTGCTTGTTGGAATTATTATCGGTGCCGGACTTACACTCTCGCCGCAAATATATGGAGCCGGGGCAAAGTTGCTCGGGGCTAAGGTGGACAAAACACTGGATATTAAGTTGAATGGTAATTCTATAGGCCAGGGAGCAGTGATCGACGGGACGAGTTACCTTCCCGTCAGGGCCGCAGCGAACGCCCTGGGACTGGAGGTAAGCGTGGATAGTAAGCAGGTGGATCTTCAAGGTAAATCAAGTGAGGAATTAGCGGAAATTGCCAAAAAACAACAAGCAGATATGGATAAAAATGAAAAAATAGCTTCCCTAAAATCACAAATCGAGATTTCAAAGAGTAAAGTTGCGTCTTACGCAAAAGCAGTAGAGTCAGGTGAAAAGATGGTTGAAACCAAGAAACAAACTTATGATGAGGTAATGAACAATCCTAATGCCGGACAAGAAGGTAAGGACCTCGAAACAAAGACATATGAACTTGCAAAGCAAGCGCTTGAAACAAGAAAAGCAAACTTGGCTGCTGAGCAGGCGAATCTCGCTGATCTCGAATCTCAGCTGGCCGAATTGCAAAAATAATAGATTACCGCTATGAGCTCTCCAGATGGAGGGCTCTTTTTCATGACCTGAAAGGGGGTTCACCTGCATGGCATCTTCAGCCTATGACCAAAGCATCCGTAACAGCTTAGTCAGCAAGGGAGTCGACAACAGCAAAATTGGCTACAACAATGGTTATGTCACTATAGACGGCAACAATTTCCAAAAAGCAGACAAGAACTACAACGGCACCGCATTCACAAATGCGAATAACTTCAACAATGCTTGGAACGCCTATAGTCAGAGCCAAAGCAAGGCAACTGCTCCCGCAGCGGCATCCCCGGCTACGGCGCCTTCCGGAATGGTAGGCGTCCGGAACAGTCTTCAGTCCTCAGGATATGATCCGAATAGCATCGGATACAACAACGGCATGGTGACAGTGAACAATCAGCCATTCGTTACTCCTTCCGCGAACGTAGGTGGATCTGCATATGTTTCTCCATCGACATATAACTCCGCCTTGGGAAACTACCGAATCAACGACCTGACCAACCAGGTCGTGAATAATACGAAGCTGCCGGATAACACCTACACTCCGCAGATCGACCAATTGATTCAGCAGCTTCAGGGCTTATCCAAAAATCAGCAAACGGTTGATCCCTACAGCACGCCGGAGTACACCGCGTACCAGGCGCAGGCAGATCGGCGGTCTCAGAAGGGCATCCGTGCCGCGCAGGAGTCTCTAGGTTCCTCGGGATTCGGGCGTTCTACTGCACTGGGCGAACGATCGCAGGGTATCCAAAATGAACAGACTGAATATTTGGAAACACAGGTCATTCCTCAGATTATAGCGGCCAACCAGGCAAAGCAGCAGCAGGAATACCAGAACCTCTATAATCTGCTGACACCTTTGATGAGCCAGCAGGGATATGCCGATAATCGGTCACAGACAGAGCTGGGGAACGTGATAAACGCTCTAGGCGCAGTCACATCAGAACAGCAGCGCGGATATGACAACCGCCGAGCGGATGCTGCGTTGACGGGTAACTACCTGACTCCAGATCAACAGAACGCCATCGACACATTGCTCGGTCTGAAACAGCAAGCAGAGTCTCCGACCATCACAAGACAGCAACGGGCAGCACTTAGCAGCCAGGCGGATACGATCCGTAGTCAGCTTCAGGCTTTGGGCCTTGATCCGACAGCGCTTGGTGCGAATGTCAGTGCGGCAGACGCTAGCAAAGCAAGCATAGGTCGTACGCTGGCAGGGCAGCAATTGGATCAACAGGCCTCTCAGCAACAGTGGGAGAATCGGTTTAATTATGGCCAGGCGATCGGACAATTTGCAAATGGCCAGAAGACCCTGCAAGCGGAACAGCTCGCTTATCAGAAGGCGCGTGATGCCATCGCCGATAAGCAATGGCAGGCTAAATTTGATGAAGATGTCCGGCAATACGGCCTGGGATATGGCCTGCAGCAGCTCTCCCAATCCGACGATGCCGCCTACCGGCAGGCTCAGCTGGCACTCTCGCAGGATGACAATGCCCGGCAGTGGGTGCAGCTGGACTATCAACAGTCCCAGCCGGGAGCCGGCCAGAAGTACGTCGGTATGTCAGCTAATCAGGTGTTGGATAACATCAAGGCGCTTTATACGGAACCGGTCATGGTGCAAGATCCGGATTATCCAAACAACCCTAACGCTCTGAAAAAATCAGGAGAGCAGCTGACCAAGGACCCAACCAAGCGCACTGAAATGTTCGAAGCCGTTGTCGATGCAGGACTGAGTGAAGCTGAGACTAAGCAGGTGCTGCTTGGTTTGGGATATACTATGAAGGATATCGAGGCCCGGATTAAACAATACTCGGGAAACTGAGTAGCCCCACGGCCAGCGCTAGTGGGGCTAAATTGAATAGTAATCTTGGCGGGACTCTTAAAGGGAAAGGTGATGTTTTTGCTGCGGCAGGGGCTAAATACGGTATCGATCCTGCACTGCTTGCGGCCATCGCTGTCCATGAGACTGGTAACGGAACGAGTCCTGCATCCAGAAATCGCAATAATGTCGGTGGCATGATGCGGAGAGATGGAAAGGGGCTGCAATCCTTTGATAGCATTGATGCTGGTATAGATGCAATGGCCTCCAACCTGAAGAGACTATACTTCGACCAAGGGTTGAACACCATAGAAAAAATACAGAAGAAGTATGCGCCGAACGGTGCGGCCAATGACCCAACAAACCTTAACCAGCACTGGGTTAGCGGCGTAAGTAAGTATTACAGAATGTTCGGAGGTGGCTGATTTGTCCATGTTTGATGCGGTTAGAAATCGTAAGCGCGGGGAGGATGCAAAGCAACGGGTCCTTGACCGGACCTACTCGCCGGCACCTGTCTCCGCTTCTCCAGCCAATGATATGTTTGCTGCTGTGCGAAACCGTAGTCTCTCCAGTCCTGTGTCTGCTACAGTGGTAGATCCGATCACCTCTAAGGTGCTGCGTGATACGCTGGTTGGCGTAGGTGTCAATGCGGGACAGCCAACAATCGACATGAGCCCGAAACCTCCTGTCCCGCAGTCCGGTATCGACTTCAAAGCGGCTCAAAGCCAGTCACCGCTGACAGGTAAGTTACCTGCTCCTGGGCTACTTCAGACGCCGCAGCAGACGATTCAGTCCACGCTTGCGGATAAGGTGCCAGCTGCTTCTCTGCTCCAGCAAACGGGGCGCGGTCCGGCTAATGCTTCACAGATACCAGAGCTCTCACAATATGAAATCAATAAAAAAGAGATTGAGAGCGCCCCGCCAGTTATTAAGCAGTATGCACAGGCCATGAACTACTTGACGGAAGGCAATCCGCTGGGGATCGCTATCGGCAATGCCTTTAGTGGAAATAGTGAGGCAACTCGGCGTGATAGCTCCGGCAATAAGACCGTGGATAAGATCGCTGATTTGGTTAATGACTTTATTACGCCGATGCTGATCCCCACCGGAGCGCCTGTGGGCATGGGGCCGAATGTGGGCACTTATGAGGTGGCCGGTAAGGCGCTGGCAAACAAGACGGGTCAGGCCGCTGTGAATAAGATTGCCCAGGGCATCGGCAGAATTGCTCCGAAGGTAAGTCCAGGTACTGCTCAAACGATCGCCAGACAGGGTCTGACAGAGACGGTAGCAGGGCCTCTTCAAGGTGTTGCTATGGGACTTGCTAACCAACAAGATAGCAATGAACAGATCGGCATGAACGCTCTATACGGCTTGGCCGGTGGTGCAGCACTGGGCTTTGGTGGAGCGGCTGCGGGCACTGGTCTTCGAAATCTGTTCAAGCGGAACGGGATTCCTGATGCTGAAATCGAGGAGTTACTGGCGCTGCCGGAAGGCCGGGGCACCGTGCGTCAAGCTGCGGCATCTGAACGGTCTAATTTGGCTGCTGGCACAGAACCTGTTATCAATCCATATACCTATGAGCTGCCGGAGGCTTCGGCGCGCACCCGTGCTGCTGCAGACAACGTAACCGACGGGCGTAGCGGCCTGCGGGAGATTGATCAGTCTATTCACTCGCTTCAGACTAGCTATGAGCAAGCTGTCATTGACGAGTATAAACTCTTACGGCAGCAGCTGGATAATCGGGGCGGAGTGCAGCAGGGGGCCTTACAGCGAACGCCGGAGGGGGAGGTAATCGGCCGTACAGGTCGCCAGTCCAATAACCCCCGATGGTATCAAGAATTCTACGCCGCGAATGGCAAGCGCCCAACTATCAAGGATCTTTACACATTAGCCCGTGACCGGGTGGACAATGGATTTGCTGATGAAGCTGGGCGGGTTCCATCTTGGCGAGAACGGACCGGCTATGATGAGCAAATGGCAGGTTATCAACAGGCCAGAGAGACGCTAGCTGGGAGCCTGCTGGACATTGATCCAGCGCTCCAAGTGACAGACTCCCCTTTGATTGGTCAAGATCTGCGGGATTTGCGTCAGACGGGGCCGAAGCAGGCCCGCAGACCTGTGGGCGAGTCTCTTGTCGCTCCGCCATCCGTAGAACCTACATTACCACGTGCTCCAGCTGTAGAGGCGCCGGTGACCGCAAGAGAACAAGCCATTAATGCTAAGCCGTTGTCCGAGCTGACGCAGGATGATATTGATTATCTGCTTGAGGTTTCCAACGGGCGGGAGATACCTATTCCACCTCAAGATCCTACGCCGCTGCCCATCAGTGAGCCGATCCTTCGCCCTGGGCAATTTGATGATAAGTCAGGATTAGGCATCGCGGCCGGCCAACGGATTAAGCCTTACGACTCCCTGAGCACCGAGACTCGCTCGCAGCTGGTCACGCAGCAGCAGCGTGATCCAGCAAGCCTGAAAGGTACGAGCGACCGGGCATATACCGCCCTGGTGGATGATTTACACCCGCTTAACCAGCAGGACAAGATCCTGAATGATCTCATGGAGGAGCCGCTGAAAGCTTCAGAACGGATTCATACACTCGGCTTAGCTTCACGTGGAGCTGATGTTGTCTCCAAGCGGATTATCACGGACGGGCTGGTTGATTCGCAGGGTCAGGTAGTAGGTGAGTCCCTGAAGAGTATCCTTAAGCCGTTGAAGTCTTTAATGAAGAAGAATAAAAGCATCTATGTGGACTTTGAAGACTACCTGCTCAACAAGCACGCCGTTACCCGTGCAGAACGCGGGGAGAAGGTATTCCGGGATGACCTGGCCTGGACGCCTGAATTCGGTGCCCAGAAGGCGGCAGAGTATGAGCAGCAGTTCCCAGAGTTTAAGGAAGCTGCAGATAAGTTCTATGCATTTAATCAGCAGATGGTACAGTCCTGGCTGGTGGATACGGGTATCATTACGCAAGACATGGCTGACGCTTGGCTCAAGGCCAACCCTTACTACGTGCCGAATAAGCGCCAATTTACTCAGCTGGAGAAGACAGGCAAGGGGCCCGGCGGTGGGAAAAAGGGTTTCGGCAATCAATCCAATCCGGTTAAGGGGTACCAGAAGGGTGGCTCACAGCGGAAGATCATCAGCCCGATCGAAGCAACTATCGAGAATGTGGACGCTTATGTGAAGGCTGCCAAGCGGAACCAGGTTATGCAGCAGTATGTGCGCAACATCGAGCAAGCGCCGGAGGCCTTCAAAGATTGGGCGGAAATCGTCAAGCAGCCTGAGAAGCCTTCTGACATCAAGAAGCTACTGCTTTCTGACGTAACCGATGAATCCGGGGCTGTTGTAACTGACGGCATAGATAATCTTCTCAGCCGCTTTTCGGATGATTTCGATGCCGCTATGCAGCGCACCCGGCTGGACAAAGACAACATCATCCGCGCGATGGTTAACGGCGAGCCGGTACATGTAAATATCAAAGACAAGCAGCTACTGTCCGCGCTGACGGCACTCGGGCCGGAGTCGGCCGGCTGGATGCTCAACCTAGTCGGCAAAGTGACCAATAATATGAAGCTGCTGACCACGGGTAGTAACCCGGTGTTCTCCTTAACACGAAACCTGTTCCGGGATATCCCGCAGGCTTACGTTGCATCCACCACCCGGGATAACCCGATTGCCTTTGTTGCTGACCTGGTCAGTGCTGCGGTAGACATCGGGGGAAAGCGAGGAGCCTATAGACAGTTCCTTGATATTGGCGGCGGCCATGCTTCATCCATTGCGGCGGACCGTAACCTGTTGGCACAGAGCAAACGTGCGGCGCTTCCGCAATCTGGTGTTCGTACGAAACTTGCTCGTGCAAAGGAAGGGTATGAGAACCTGCTCAACGCCGTGGAAATCGCCCCACGCCTTGCTGAGTTCAAGCGAAGCTATAATCTGACGGGTGACCTACAGGCGGCGCTTCAGGCCGCGCAGGACATCACGGTTAACTTCAAGCGGAGAGGAGCGCTTTCCCGGGAGATTGATAAGGTATTTCCGTATTTTAATGCAGCCGCGCAAGGATTGGATAAGACGATCCGGACGTATAAGGATAACCCGGCCAAGGCGCTTACAAAGTCAATCCTGGCGATTACAATCCCGACGCTCGCGCTATACGCGCTTAACCACGATGATCCAGCTTACCAGCGACTCAGCCGGCGACAGAAGGATGCTTTCCTGATGATCCCTAAAGGGGACGGCACATTCTTCAAAGTGGCTAAGCCGCAGGAACAGGGAACCATCTTTAGCGATATTCCAGAGCGCTTAATGAAGCTGTTCGCCGAAGAGGACCCGGCAGCCTTCCGGGATTTCGCGGATCGGCTACGGACTACATTTACACCGCCGGGAGTCCAGGGCGCATTGAAGAAAGGTGGAGTCACCGATAAACTGCTCGGGGCTGCTGGTGATACGATCTTTGGTCCTATCGCGGATCTCGCAGCGAATAAGACCTTCAGCGGGGCTCCTATCGTGCCGGGTTATTTAGAGAATCTATCGCCGGAACTTCAGTATGATGCGAAGACAACCACAGTATCCAAGAAGCTCGGCGAGCTGACAGGCACATCACCAAAGCAGCTTGATTACCTGGCCCGACAGTACACAGGGTTCCTTGGGCAGTTTGGGCAGCCCCTGCTCTCTCCTGGGGGAGACGTAGGCAGCGCACTCAACCAGCAGGTTACTGCCGATCCGGTGTTCACAAACGACACCTCTACGGAGTTTTATAATCTGAAGGGTAAGCTTGACCAGGCTAATACAGATAAAGACGTGAAGGATCTACCGGACTGGTACAGCAACGGCCTGCGGAAGCAGATGGACAGGATCAGCAAACGGATGTCCGCTATTCGCAAACAGCAGCGTGAGGTTCAGCAGGATTCGTCCTTAAGCAATAAGGCCAAGCGTGAGGAGCTCCGTAAGCTGCAGCAGTCCATTAACGACATGGCAGAGTACGGGAATGAGTTGGCAAGAAATACAGTTCCTTATTAAATCTTAGGCGCACTCTACGGGGTGCGTCTTTTCTATACCATCAGACGCAGAAGGGGGAAATAACTATGCCAGGAGGCGGGATTATGGGAACAGAGGACAAATTGGTCGAGATCCAGATACAGCTGGCGAGAATTGAGAAGACACTGGAGGTAGTACCGGCACTGACATCCACAGTCGAGTCGGCCCGGGATACTGCCCGGGATGCCGTACAGAGTTCCAAGGCCGCGCATCACCGTTTAGACCGGATCGAGGACGCCCAGCGCTGGCTATGGCGTACCGTCGGCGGGGCCATTATCACCGGTATTATTGGCGTAATAATCGCAGCAATCAAACTCACAGGAGGCTAAACC